GGTGCTTGAAGGATTGTTTGGTCCATCTTATAAAATTATCAATACGAAAGAGTTGCAAGATGCTGGATACTTAGCTAAACTAGGTATCAAAGTTCTTCTCCTAAAACATGACCCTCAGAAGTTTGAAACGTATGAGGATGAGGTTCAATATCTAATTGGGCATGAAAAAAGAAACAAATTTATTAAAAATCTTGCTCACGATCTAAAAGGAAATACTTTGATTTTGTTTAGTCGGGTCTCCGCACATGGGCAAGTTCTTTATGACCTCATAAATACTAGTGAGCGAAAGGTATTTTTTGTCCACGGTGGTGTGGATGTTGAAGAAAGAGAAGAAGTGAGAAGGATCACCGAACAAGAAAACGATGCGATCATCATTGCTTCTTTTGGAACATTTTCAACTGGCATCAACATCAAAAATTTACACAACGTTATTTTTTCTTCACCAAGTAAGTCCAGAATTAGGACACTCCAATCAATTGGTAGAGTACTAAGAAAAAGCGAAAATAAAATCAAAGCGACATTATACGACATAGCAGACGATTGTAAAAAAGGATCAAGGGCAAACTACACACTAAATCATCTCATCGAGCGTATCAAATACTACAACGAGGAGAAGTTTAATTATGAAATCATTCAAATCAAAATCTGATGATTTATACGATGAGTTTTACGCTTCAGTAAAACTTATCAGTGGTGAAGAAATTCTTTGTCTCGTTATTATAGACACAACATCAGCAGAACACATTATAGTTGACAATCCAGTAATCTGTACAGAAATTCGTTCCCCTGGAACGAATATACCCGTTGGGTATAAATTTGAACCATGGATGAAATTGACTGATGAAGATTGCTTCTTACTAGAAACTTCAAGAATTATTACAATAAGTGAAGTCAAAGATAATGATATTATTGATACTTACAAACATGTTATTTCAATAGGGTTCAAACAATCTCATCCAGATATTAGTAAAGAGATGGGATATATCTCTTCCGTAGATGACGCTAGAGTTCTTCTAGAGAAGCTTTATAAAGCTAAAAGTAACTAAGCTATATTACCTTCAACCCTGACAGAGTTATTCTACACACATTTGAACATCTTGTCAAGCTATGCTATAATTGACAAATGATTTGTAATGATAATGACACGAAAAAGATCAGAGCACTATGTAAACAACAAGGAATTTCTCACTGCCATTGTTGCTTATAAACAATCAATCAGAGATGCTGAGCATCTAGGGAAACCAAAACCAAGAATTACAAACTATCTTGGGGAATGCTTTCTAAAAATTGCTACTCATTTGTCGTATAAACCAAACTTTGTGAACTACATGTTCAAAGACGACATGATCTGCGATGGCATTGAAAACTGTGTACAATACATTGATAATTTCAATCCAGAAAAACCTAGTAATCCCTTCGCATACTTTACCCAAATTATTCATTATGCTTTCCTCCGTCGTATTCAGAAGGAGAAAAAACAGTTAGAGATCAGACAAAAAATTATTGAAAGATCTGGATATGACGAAGTTTTCGTCGCAGACGAAAGTGATAAGTCATCTGAGTACAACTCAATCAAAGACGCAGTTCAGTATCGCCTAAATCGATGAGTGATTACGAATGGATTGATAATTGTTTTCGAGTGGAACAAAAACGCTGGAAGACTTGGGCTTCATATGACAAAGAAGGAAATGAAATAATAACTTCTCTGTATGAAGAAAATTGTATTTCCGCAACACGGTGGTATCTTCAGGCAAAACAAAATGGATTTCCAGAAACAAATGTGAAGTATGAAGGAGAAGTTGGCGGAAAATTATGAAGGTAGCAATTATTACAGATCAGCATTTCGGGTTCAAAAAAGGATCCAAACTATATCATGACTTTTTTCTGAAGTTTTATGATGAAGTCTTTTTTCCAGAACTTCAAAAACGCGGTATTACTACTGTTATCGACATGGGTGATACTTTTGACAGTCGTAAGACTATTGACTTTTGGTCTTTGGATTGGGCAAAGAAAAATTATTTTGATCGTCTCCGAGATATGGGAATTGAACTTATCTCGGTTGTCGGAAACCATACCGCATTTTATAAGAATACCAACGAGATCAATACTATCGATTTACTTTTACGAGAGTACGATAATATCAACGTTATTGTTGATGCACAAGAAGTAAATGTTGGTGGTTTAGATGTACTATTTGTTCCTTGGGTAAACACTGATAACACGGAGTTTACTTACAATAAGATCAATGATACTAAAGCAAAAGTTGTTATGGGGCATTTAGAACTCAATGGGTTTTATGCACATTATGGATATACGATGGAGGATGGTGCAGATATTCTTCCATATGAAAAGTTCGATCGTGTGTTCTCAGGTCACTATCACACTCGCTCCGATAACGGTAGAATTTTTTATCTAGGAAACCCCTATCAAATGTTTTGGAATGATGTTCATGATAAACGAGGATTTCATATTTTTGATACCGAAACATATGAATTAGAACCCGTAGATAATCCATTTACAATCTACGAGATTATCAACTATAACGATACTCCTAGACAACTGTTCAAATTTACGGACTATACAGATAAGATCGTGAAAGTAGTTGTCAAACAAAAAAGTAACGAGAAAGAATATGATCGGTTTTTAGATGCTTTGATGAAAGTCAATCCTTACGATGTAAAGATTGTAGAAAAAATTGATAATGTTTCTTTCGATGATGAGATTGTCAATCAAACGGAAGACACTATGACACTTCTTGATAAGTATGTTGATGATTTGGAGACAGATCTAAATAAATCTAAGATCAAAAGTCTAATCAAAAATATCTATCAAGAAGCGTGTGAGGTTATGTAATGTATATCATTACAATCAAGGGAAAGGATGACGAAGGAGCATATGCTGTAAAGGATGAGTTTGGAGAAAAAGTTGTATTTTTGTTTGAAGAGAAACATGATGCGATAAGATATGCATTGCTAATGGAAGAAGACGGATGTCCAGAAATGGATGTCATTCAAGTCAATGATACCGTTGCTGTTGCCGCATGTGAGAAAGCTGGAGTGAAATATACTATAATCACTGAAGACGACATTGTAATTCCACCACGAGATAATGATTGAGTTCAAAGAAATTCGTTATAAAAATTTTCTATCATCGGGAAATCAATTTACAAAAATCAAACTAAATCAAAATACCAATACTCTGATTGTCGGACAGAATGGTGCTGGTAAGTCAACCATTCTCGATGCTTTGTGTTTTTCTTTATTCAATAAACCATTCAGGAAGATCAACAAAAATCAAATCATCAACTCTACCAATGAAAAGGATTGTGTAGTTGAAATTGATTTCAATGTGAACCGAAACGAATATAAAGTTATTCGTGGTATCAAACCTGGAATTTTTGAGATCTATCAAAATGGAAAGAAGTTGAATGAGGATGCTTCTGCACAAGATCAACAGAAGACATTGGAGCAGAGTATACTCAAGCTCAATTACAAATCTTTTACGCAGATTGTTATTTTGGGTAGTGCATCATTTGTTCCTTTCATGCAACTCCCTGCTGCTCATAGAAGAGAAGTGATTGAAGATCTTCTTGATATCAAAGTGTTTTCTTCTATGTCAGAGATCTTGAAGAACAAGATCAAAGACGCAAAGGAAACAGTTAAGACATTGGAGTTGAAAAAAGAAAGCATTGCTGATAAAATTGTGATGCAGCAAAACTTTATCAAACAAATTGAAGAGACTGGACAAAATGATATCAAAGATAAACAAACGAAAATATCTGAGTGCGAAGAAGAAGTTTCTAAGTACAATGAAAGTGTCTCCAGTCTTTTACAGAAAGTTCAAGACAAGCAACAAGAAATAGAAAAGTATACAGACGCTTCTGATACTCTTCGTAAATTAGGAACATTCAAGGGTAAAATTGAAAATAAAAAACAAAACTCCAATGAAGATCTTGAATTCTTCAAAGAAAATTCGGTTTGCCCAACATGTACACAAACGATTGAAGAAACATTTCGTGTAAATAAAATTGAAGAGCTCCAGCAAGTCCTAAGTTCTTATGAAAGTAATCTTCAGGAAATTGAAGATACAATCAAAAAAGAAGAAGAACGTGAACAATCATTCTTCGGACTTCAAAGGGAGATTGCAAAACTACAAAATGAAATTTCTCAGATCAACATTCGTATTTCTAACGCAAACAAATCAAAGTCAACTCTTGAAAAGGAAATTCAAACAATTACCACAAGACTTGAAAATAGAAATATTGAGCATGAAAAACTGAGTGAGTATAAAACTAATCTAAGGCAGATACTTCTAGATTTAGAACAACTGAAAGAAGATTACGGATACTATCTTCAAGCGAATATTCTACTCAAAGATGATGGAGTAAAAAGCAGCATCATCAAAAAGTATTTGCCACTCATCAATCAGCAAGTCAATAAGTACTTGCAAATGATGGACTTTTTCATCAATTTTACTTTGGATGAAGAGTTCAATGAAAAAATTCAAACTCCAATTCACGAAAATTTTTCTTATGCTTCTTTCTCTGAAGGAGAAAAGATGAGGATTGATTTGTCATTACTCTTTACCTGGCGAGAAATTGCAAGATTGAAGAATAGCATCTCAACAAATCTTCTCATTATGGATGAAGTATTTGATAGTTCTCTAGATGGATTAGGAACTGATGAGTTCTTCAAGATCATTCGCTATGTGGTTAGCGATGCTAATATCTTTATCATTTCACATAAGAATGAATTGCACGAAAAATTTGAAAATGTGCTAGAATTCCACAAGGTCAAGGGTTTCAGTCAATTGAAGTCTTGACAAATATAAATAAATTCTGTATAATTTTTTGGTAACAACTTATACCTATGAAAAAAGTATTTGCTCTTGCTGCTGCTCTTCCTATGTTTGCAGCACCTGCTATGGCTCAAGTCACCAATGTTTCACAACTACGTGATGTTCAGCCTACGGAGTGGTCATATCAAGCTATTTCAAATCTTGTTGACCGTTATGGTTGCGTTGCTGGGTTTCCTAATGGAACCTTTCAACCAGGTCAACCTGCTACCCGTGCTCAACTTGCTGCACTAACAAACGCATGTCTTGATCGCATTAGTGAGTTTCAGAGTGCTGCTGATGCTCAACTTGCTGCTGCTCTTCGTGCTGAGTTCGCTAAAGAGATCGGTGCAACCAATGCTCGTGTAACTGCCCTTGAAACTGCTGCTGCACAGAAAGCACAAGGCGTTGGTAACTACGTTGGTCTGGGTGTTCTTCTCAATCAGCAAGGTCTTGCTGGTAACGGTTTCAGTGCTCAAAAGACTGTTTCTGGTGCTACCCTTCAAGCACGCTATGCTGTAAAGAACTTCAGCAATCTGAATGCAGTTTCGGTTCGTCCATATCTAAGTGCTGTTGCTGGTCCTGCTGGTAACATTGGCAGTGCTGGTGGTGCTATGGTTTCTTATGACTGGAGTATTGCTCGTGCTAAGTCTGGTGTAAGCCGTGCTAATGTGTATGCTGGTGCTGGTTATCAAGTTCCTTTTGTGAACAATGCTCAAGCAAACTTCCAATCTGCTGTTGGAAATCGTGGTCAGTTTGTGTTCGCTGTTGGTGTTGAAGGTCGTCTTACCAATTCTCTAATTGGATTTGCTGATCTCAAGTTTCCAACCACTAATGCTGCTAACAGTTATGGTGCAACTGGTGGAACTTATTCACCAGTCTTTACGACTGGTCTAGGTATCAAGTTCTGATAGTTTTGGGGAGATCTAACGATCTCCCTTTTTTATAGGGATCTAAGAATTAGGTTTTCATCATATCGAGCATATTGAAATCCGTCTTCATATAAATCACCAAAACCAAATCTTTTAGCAACTAAAGATCGTTGGCGTTTTCCAACATCTAATCCAGTTTCTGTAAATCCTAAATTGATCTTTGGACCATAAGGAAGAGCTGCTAGTATGTCTCCTGGATTTGGGTTTTGGTCTAGCAATCCATACTTCAAGTGATTTTTAGTTTGCTTCATAAAGTGCGTAAAAATTTTATTCCTTTCTTCTAAAGAAAATTCATTTGGATGTCTAGTATAAGAAACTTCATATCCAACTTCAACTACACGAGTTTTCTCTTCAAATAAAATTTTTTCAGCAAGTCTTTTTATGTTGCCACCATCTAAAAATTCTAGATGTAGGTAACTTTTTTTGTTTGGATATACGATAAGAAATGTAGCGATAGTCATGCTACCATTACTGCAGTTATACCTGACTGCATGTTTTATTTTTTCTGGTTTTGGGTGTATGATAGAATTGTCCACATATCCCAAATTTGACAACAGACTTTCAAAGACTTCCATATCTGCAATGTGTTTGCATCATTATAACTTATATGGACACCCCTTGACAAGTCTTTATTTTTGCTATATAATTCTGTTGTAATTCGTTACAAATCTTTGATGTCTGTAACATCTAATGAATTTGGCCAACAAAATATGTGGGCTAAAGAACCTACCATGTACATTGATAAAGGAGTACAAGAACAAATGGATAAAGGCGTATACGAAACTCACAATGAAAAGGCAGAACGTCTCAATGGTCGCCTGGCTATGCTTGGCGTTATCGCAGCTATTGGTGCTTATGCTCTTACTGGGCAACTAATTCCTGGAATTTGGTGATCAAAGGGGGGATCTTTAGATCCCTTTTTTATTAACTATACCAAGGATGTTCTGGATCTATCTTAAGCATATCTTGAACATAACTTCTAGGTGGAAATGACAAAGTTGGATCTTTTGGTTGCATATTCTCGCAATTCTCCCACCATCTACTTGAAATTATAGTATTAAATTTTATTCCATATTTTTTCGCTAGATTTTCACATTCTTGTATATTGTTTTCGTTATAATTGAAAACAATACAGTCCCATTCAGTTTCAATTCCCATTAGAGCACACATCTTCATCACTTCAAACATTCTCTCACCGTTTTGATTTTTCCTGTACATATGGCTTTGTGATGGCAATCCATCTAAAGCAAAAACCCATTTTACATTTCCATGTTTTGTAAGTAAAAAATATTTTAGATATTCTTGTCTACTTTTTAAAACTGAAGCATGATAAATGGTTGTAGATTTTTTACTATCTACAACCATTTTTAAAATATCATAAAACTGTGGATGGTATAGAGGATCTGAAACTTGACCACAGAATGAGATATGATCAAACCAATCAACAATCATTTTCATTTCTCGTAGAGTAATATCTCTACCTGGAATTTTTCTTCCATCACCATCATAATACTTTTGTCTATTACATCCTGGACAAGCCAATGCACACTTGTTTGAGATGTCTAAATTTATTGTTTTGATTAGACCTTTTGCTATCATCTTACTATTTTATTTGGAGTTGAATTATCGCTGCAATAATAGTGACATGGATATGGAAGATTTGGACTTCTTTCTTCTAATCGTTTAAAAAATATTTTCCATTCTTCGGAATTAAATACTTCTTCAACTGAGTTTACATTGCTCAAATTTAAATGTTCTTGGATAAATTCTGGAGCATCAAATTTTAGTGAGTACTCATTATCAAAATAACAACATGGAAGAATATATCCTCTTGAAGAAAATCCGAAACAATTTTCTCCCTTCAAGCATTTTGGATCAATCATAACTATAATCAAAATCTAAGTGATTTTATTTATTGCCTTTGTCAAGGGGACGTAAGTATGCTATAATATCTACTGGACTTTATTATGATGGAGATGTCTGAAAACGGTTTTTGGAAATATAATGAGGATCTAACACTCAAGGTAGTACAAGATTATCTTGCAAGTACTTATAGTTCTCACTATACTTCGGAGCAATCAAAAACTCAAACTCTTGATTTGATTGAAAGTATTGGAGATGCTGAACCTTTTACTCGATCCAATGCAATCAAGTATCTTTCACGCTTTGGAAAGAAGAATGGTAAATCTAAAATGGATATACTGAAAGCAATCCATTATTGCATTCTTCTTTATCACTTTGCAGGGCTTCATAAAGAACCTTCACAACCTTATAATGAACGATGAAATTTTCTGATAAGACAATCAAAATTCTTCAAAACTTTACTTCAATCAATCAGTCACTATCCTTCAAGGAAGGTAGAAAACTTCGGACCATTTCTCCGATGCAGAATGTATTTGCAGAAGCAGAGATTGAAGAATATATTCCAAAAGACTTTGCCATTTATGATCTTCCTCAATTTCTAAACACAATTGGTCTTTATAAAGATCCTGATATTGATGTGTCTAGCGAGGATAGTTATGCAAGTATCAAAGAAGGTAAAGCAAATCGTTCCAAGTATTTTTTTTCAGATCCTAGTGTAATTATTGCACCCCCAGATCGTGAGATGAAACTTCCTTCACAAGAAGTTTGTTTTATTCTACAGGAAGATCAACTTCAAAAGATTTTGAAATCTTCTTCTATTCTTGGACTTCCAGATCTTGCTGCCGTTGGCGAAGCAGGAGTTATCAAACTTGTTGTCAGCGACAGGAAAAACGATACTTCAAACGAATATTCGATTGTTGTTGGAGAAACTGATGCCGAGTTTTCATTCAACTTCAAGATTGAGAATATCAAACTAATTCCTGGTAGTTATGAAGTTGTGATTTCAGAAAAGAAACTTGCCAGGTTCTATAGCGAGCGTTATAATCTTACTTACTTTATCGCACTTGAACCAGATAGCGTTTATGGATCGTAATGACTTTCTTTGGGTAGAAAAATATCGACCAAAGAAAATTGATGATTGCATTCTTCCAGATGCAATCAAATCTACTCTAAAGGACTTTGTAAGTAAAGGAGAAATTCCAAATCTTCTTCTTGCAGGTCCTCCTGGTATTGGTAAAACGACAGTTGCGAAAGCACTTTGTCACGAACTAAAAGCAGATTGTTATGTAATAAACGGATCAGATGAAGGACGATTTTTGGACACGGTTAGAAACCAAGCAAAGAATTTTGCTTCGACCGTATCGCTTTCGGCAATGGACGCAAAGCACAAAGTCATCATTATTGATGAAGCTGATAACACAACCCACGACGTACAACTCCTCTTACGGGCAAATATTGAGGCATTTTATAACAACTGCCGCTTCATCTTCACCTGCAATTACAAAAACAAAATC